ATTAAAAGAAGAGAACTAAGAAAGAAAAGAATAAATATCTGAAATTTCCTTTTTCAATGACGTCATTGTTTTTCATAAATTAAATTAAATTTCTTAATTTTCCGAAATGCCCACTTTTTACAATGGAAAACAATTCTTTCTCACCTACCCACAATTCGACCACAGCAACGCTAAATCACTTATTACCTTTCTTAGAACAAAAGGAACGATTGCTGAATATATTGTGGCAAAAGAATTACATGAAGACGGCTCACCACACATACACGTCTGCGTTCGGTATGAATCAACCGTCAAGGGAAGCGTTAGACATTTCGATTTTAATGAAAAACATCCAAATAAGCAAGACCCTCGTAATTGGTCGGCTTGCAAACAGTACTGTAAGAAGGGAGGGGATTTTGAAGAGTGGAGTTTGGGTACTGAATGCAAGGAACCATTGGATCTTGCAGAAAGAGTCTCTACGTATGAAAAAGAAGAAGATTGGATGTCTTGGTGCGCACTCAATGCTGTTTCGTATCAATACGCAACCTGGTTTTGGAATCGTTTTAAATCAGATCTCACCACTATCACAGAAAGTGACGATCAAACAAAACAATACCTTTGTGAAGCTCTCTCCACATTCACTTTCAATGCGGACATTCATAAATGCTTCATCATTAACGGACCTTCAGGTTGTGGCAAAACAACTTGGGCAAAACTGTTCATGCCAAAACCTACCTTGTTTGTCTCACATATTGATCAATTAAAATCATTTCGCCCTGGTTACCACAAATCAATAATTTTTGATGACGTTGATTTCAAACACTGGCCTCGCCATAGCCAAATTCATTTGTGCGATTTTGATAATCCTCGTGCAATCCATTGCAGATATGCCACTGCAAATATACCTTCTGGTATATATAAATGTTTCACTAGTAACGTTCTGCCTCTTGATACTACTGATCAAGCAATCAGAAGAAGAGTAAAAACTTACAATATCAAATACTTTCAATAAAGTTTTTATTATCCAGGAACATTATTAGACATTGGAACATGAGTAAACGTTCCAATGCTTGGTTGCTTCGTAGAACTGGTACAATACATTGCCAGTTCACGATTCACCTCATAACCAACCCTAATAACTTCGTTCAAATTCACATTTATCAAATCTTCCATAGCATACAATTGACACTTACCAATTGGTTTCAAGTTTTTCCATAACAATGGATTTGCATTATAAGTTGGATAATTAAAACCAACTTTCTTAATATAATCCAAAAATTTCATACGCGATTTAAAAACGATAGAACTATTCTTCACATCACCAGGATTGAGCCTGATCTTTGCGGCCTTGCTACATTTCAAAAACACACCAGGTAAAGGTGGTTCTCTAAACGACGTTGGTAATTCTGCAGCTCTAACTAAATTAACTCCGCTACTAGCACCAGTAACACTCAAAATGAAAGCTCCATCTTGTCTCGTAATCGGAGTACCACTATTAAAATCATACTTATATCCAACTAACGGACAGTTGGATACATCATCAGCTTGTTCTCCACCAGTAGCTGATACACTACGATTCTGAATTTTAATTTCAGATTTGACATACACATGCATGTTCTCAGTTCTCAAATCTATTTGAGCTTGCAATCTAAAATCCGGAGCAAGAGGCGCATAATCGACCATGTAACATCTCAAATAAATTGGCCGTTCAACATTAACAGCACCTTCAATATAACTTCCAGTGGCCCATTTACGTAAAGCAACATCAAAATCACTAAAACTAGCAACTTTGTTAATTGTATTAAAAGCACCTCCAGCTGTACTTTCACAAGCATATTTAGTTAATCCACCAGTCACTTCATTTTGAATGACTAACTCAAACTTTAAAGCATTAGCATTCCCAGTCGACTGCTCGACTGGAAACACATCATCAGCACTACCTGCATTCCATCCAATCGCTTTTTTCAAAAGCTTACGCAATAAAGCTTTCAAACACATAATAATATGCTTGCTAGCATCAACAGTACCATGCTGGATATAGACACAATCAGGATCTTCGATTGTACCACAAATCTCTTCAGTATCAACAAAGCCATTATTTAAAAATTTTATCAATTTTTTTGTTCTTTTTTTAGTTGATTTTTTGAACCTTCCTACGTACTTACCACGGACTTTCGAAGCAATTCGACGTCCACCAGGTCTACGGGCCATCTGCACCAAAGCATTACCCGCTTCCACGGCCGCGAGCGCAGGACCAACATATGGTAACGCTCTCGCTGCCAATCTTCCTGCACCAGCACCTATATTACGTGCTGCACGAGCTGCTCTCGTTAAATTAGCATAAGGAGTTCGGCGTTGGGTAACAAATCCACGTCGCGGACGCATACTGTAATCACGAGGCATTTGTTTTGATTTTTCGGACAGGGGTCTAGGAATCACCCCCCGTAATATTAAGGGGGGTGAGGAGGAGGAGGAGGATATATAAAAAAGTTCGCTAAGCCACCGAACCCTAGAACCTGAGGTTCTCTCCTCAACCTACCCTTTACCCCTGTCCCTAACCCAACCCTAACCCTAGGACTAAACAGTGGGCAAGGTCGCCCACTATTTAGTTTTTCCCCCGGCTCCCGCCGGGATAATACCAGTTCTCTTCCTTAAATATTAGTTAAATTCACTGTATCCTTATCTCCCGTAGTCTAACCGTCTTTGTCAAGATGATGAATTTAGTCATGACCGTCAACCTCAAGTTCGACTCCCGTGCCAACCAACGTTTTTTCAACTACTCTATCCGTTCTAAAATTCATCCTTTCAATATAGTACATGAATTTAACTGTTCTGAATGCAAAAGATGTCTCCGCATTAAAAGAAGAGAACTAAGAAAGAAAAGAATAAATATCTGAAATTTCCTTTTTCAATGACGTCATTGTTTTTCATAAATTAAATTAAATTTCTTAATTTTCCGAAATGCCCACTTTTTACAATGGAAAACAATTCTTTCTCACCTACCCACAATTCGACCACAGCAACGCTAAATCACTTATTACCTTTCTTAGAACAAAAGGAACGATTGCTGAATATATTGTGGCAAAAGAATTAC